AGCAATGTGTGTCAGTCGCTCGGGCGTTTTTTATTTTGCGCAGATCGCCGGGCGTCTCGGAGGTGATAGCCCGCATGGCGACCGGCATTTACGCGGACAAGCGATGGACGACTCTGCGCGCGCGCATCCTGCGGCGCGATGGCTACCTGTGCCAGCAGTGCCTGCGCTATGGCAAGCACCGCGCGGCGACGACTGTGCACCACTGCTACCCGGCAGGGATGTACCCGGATCTGGCGTGGGAGCGCTGGAATCTGGTGTCCCTTTGCACACAGTGCCACGACGCGATGCATGATCGCGGCAGCGATCTGCTGACGGCGCTGGGCGAGCAGTGGCGGAGGCGCGCAGGGCAAAGGATGCCCCCCGCCCCTAAAGACTGACAGAATTTCCACCGGAGACCGGTGGGGAGGAACTCTGTCCAACCGCGCCGAGTTTTCGGCGCGGGGGGGATCGCGCGGGAACAAAGCAATCGGGCGCGCGCGCGGAAACCTTGGAGGCGGATTTTTTGGGACGCGCAGATTTTGCGCGAAAAAGCGAAACTTTCACGGCCAAACAGCGGCCGGGAGCGTGTCCAAAATGGACACAAAAGGAGCGTGAGACATGAGCAAGCGCGAGGATGCGATCCGCGACAACATGCGGCTCGCTGGCACCTACAATCAGGCGTTTGAGCCGATCATCAAGACGCTCGCCCGCATCCAGACGGAGCTTGCAAAGGCCGAGCGCGACTGGCGCGCGAACGGCGGCGAGTTTGTGACCGAGTACACCAACAAAAGCGGAGCGACCAACGCGGTAAAAGATCCGTACTACTCCGTGGTCGAGGGGCTGCGAGGGCAGATCGTTGACATCTCGGCGCAGCTTGGTCTGACGCCGACCGGACAGCGCCGCGTCCTTGGCAACGCGAAGGCAGCGCCGACCGGGCCGACCGCGCTGGAGCGCGCACTCGCCGAGGCACGAGAGAGGGCCGGAAAATGACCGGCGCGGATGCAGACCTGCTGCGCACGCAGCTCGGCGATCACCGCAACGCCGCGGACGTCCTTGCCTACGTCACCGGCTGCCTGGACGGGACGATCCTCGCCTGCCCGGATATCCGGCAGGCGTGCGAGCGCTTCGTCGCGGATCTTGCCGACCCGCGCTGGGAGTTTCGGCCGGCCGAGGCGGAGTACGCAATCGAGCTGATCGAGACTATGCTGTGCCACCAGCAGGGGCAGCGCCTGGATGCGACGCCGCTGCGCGGGCAGCCGTTTTTGCTGCTGCCGTACCATAAGTTTTGCGTGTACAACCTGCTCGGCTTTTATCTCCGCGACACGTCGGAGCGCCGCTTTAAGGAGGCGTTCATCTTTGTACCGCGCAAAAACATCAAGACGACCTTTGCGGCCGCGCTCGCCTGGGCGTTGGCGCTGATCGAGTCGCCGTCCGGGTCCAAGGTATACATCGTGTCTGCTGCGCTCAAGCAGTCGCTGGAGTCTTTCGGCTTTTTGGCCTACAACGTCCGGCGGCTTGGCCTGTCCCAGGACGACGACCCAAACGGGATGCGCATCCTGGACAACAACGCCGAGCGCAGCATCTCCGGCACGGTCGGCGACGGATCTATCTACATCAACGCGCTGGCATCCAATCCGGATCAGCAGGACAGTTTTAACGCCAACATCATCATCGCCGACGAGCTGCACGCCTACAAGTCGCCAAAGCAGTACAACGTGCTCAAGGAGGCGACCAAGGCGTACACCAACAAGCTCGTCATCGGCATCTCCACGGCCGGCGACCGCGAAAACAGCTTTTGCGGCCACAGGCTTAAGTACTGCCGGCAGATCCTCAACGGCACGATCAAGTCCGCGGACGCGGATGCGCTGTTTGTCTTTATCGCGGCGGCGCCGGTCGACGAGGCCGGGAACGTGGACTACACCAACGCCGACGTGCAGCGTATGGCAAATCCCGCATACGGCGAGAGCATCCGCCCGAACGACATCATGACCGACGCGCTGCAGGCGCAAAACGACCCGCAGCAGCGCAAAGACTTTTTTGCAAAGTCCTTGAACGTATACACATCCGCGATGCGGGCCTACTTTAACATCGCGGAGTTTCGGGCGTCGGATGCCAAATATCACTGGACGATCGAGCAGCTGGCAAAGCTGCCGATCAAGTGGTA